GAACGGACTCCCGAATGCGCGCAATGCGACGGCGACGCAGATAGCGGCGCACGCGGTACTCCCACGAATGCAGATCGAACGGCGAGAACACGGCGCAGAAGGCGAGCAGCAGGAACATTCCGGCGAACAGCTGCATCAGCTGATCCCAATCCGCCTTGGTGATGACCAAGCACTCAGCGGCCATTGCCCGCCCCCTTCGCACGCAGCGCGAGCACCAGCGACCAATAGAGGCCGGTAAGCAGGACGCCGCCCAGCACGGAGACAACGAACGGATCGCGGAGGAACTCGCGGAACTGATCAACGGCCATTGGAGCGATCCTCCGCAGCCTGGAATCCGTACGCGAGCAAGCCCAAGAGAGCTGAAACCACGGCGAAATACAGCTCATCCTTGAGTATGGCGACAGCACCGAACAGCACTGCGCTGAAGAGAAGGACCTTAACCATGACGCACCTCCTGTAGATGCTTCAGGAAGACGAGCTGCTGGCCCCGAATGGCTTGGAACGAGGCTTCGTCTTCAGCAGTCCAGCCGGTGGCGGCCAGTTCGGCGCATGCCTCGGCGACGATGGCCGCTTCGCGTGCACTGCGACGGGCAGACTCCCCGCGCCGGTCGAGGCACCACGAAACGAGTTTGGCGCTGCCAATGGATACGGCCACGATGGCCGCCAGCAGCACGAAGGCAATGAACGGATCGATCATCCCTCTTCCCCTACCCCAAGCCCCCAAGGGAACCCGCCAGCGACCTTGGGGTGCCGGTGGCGGGGCATCAACTACCAGCTGACGCGGGGCGATATAAACTCACAATTGATCCCCGTGTCAACTGGTACTCCACATGCGAAGCATCGACCTACTGCTAGACAAGGCCCGCGAGAAGTGCGAACGCCCGTCGGACAGAGCTTTGGCGGAGAAATTGCGCGTGACCGCAAGCGCCGTATCGAAGTGGCGCAAGGGCGGAGTGATCACGGAAATGCACGCAACTGCGCTGGCCGCCATCGCTGGTCTGGATGGCGAGATCGTCGTGCGAGTGATGGAGGAACAGGCCGAGACCCCCGCTCAGCGTAGGGTCTGGCGCTCAGTGCTGGACAGGTTAAGCGCGGCGGCGGCAGTGCTGATGCTGGTAGTGTTCGCAGCACCAGGCGCAGCACGCGCTAAAGCCATTGATTCACAAGGCTCTTCCGGCTCCGATCAGCCGCATTCTGTATATTATGTTCGGATCATCTTGGGGTGGCTGGCACGTCTCTTGCCGCTGCCCCGGCACCTACTCTGGCATGGAGCCTGATCGTGCGTGATCGGAAACTGACCGGCCCTTGGGCCGGTTTTTCGTTTAAGGGTGGCCGACTGGTCACACCCGAGGGCCGCGAGTTGGAACCGCAGGATCTGGCCTGGCTGTCGCTCACCGCTGCGCAAGCGCAGGAATGGCGTCGGATGATGGAGAGCAGCCGCGCGATCGACAAGCCCCGGAATCCCTTGTCCTTCAACGCCGCTAGCGTGGTGAACCTCTCCGATGCCTTGGCACAGCGCCGGAAAAAGCGGTCACCCGGGGCGATGGCTGGACCCGACGCCGAGCCGCCTGCAGCAGTCCTGCCGGTACCGGGGCCGAAACGCCGCCAGCGCGTGTGAGGCGCTTCCGTAGGGGCGCTGCCCCTACACCCCGGCTACAATGCGCGCAGGACGCATTGGGGGCCGTATGGAACGCGAACGACCGGAGTACCTTCAACCGATCCCACGCCGCCGATGGGAGTTCCCATGGCTCGGAATGTGGGCCGTCCTGCTACTGGGCGGGGCTGGTGCTGGCATCTGGCTACACCTGAAGACCGGAGACGCCTGGAATACGCGATTCATGGCGGCCGCAGAAACATCCGACGCAGCCGCACCGATCGAGCCATCACAGGCAGATACTGATGCCAGCCGTCAGGTGATGATCGCTGAAATCCGTGCGCGTAGAGAGCTTGCAGAGATTGCCGCCAAACGCGCCCGAGCTGGCCGTTCGGACACGCCAGCGCACACAGATGAGCTCCGATGCATCAATGGAATCGCATTTCGCCGGATCCCAGGCGGCTGGGAGAACGTACCCGGCGCACCCTGCCCTTGATGAGCTACGCCTTACGGCCTCGCTCTCGCGCGAACGCCCGGTCCATCCATCGAGCGACCCAATAGTGAATGTCGAGGTATCGGCGCAGGCTCATGGCCGCAGTATAGGCGCCAACAGCCCTAGGCACGCAAGGTGGGCGACGTAATAACCGTAGAAGGTCCACCGACCGCGCGGGACGGACCACGCCGTGTGCGATAGCCCCAAGGCCGCGGGAATGGCTACCAGCGCCCACAGGTTGCCGTTGAAGGCACACAGAGGCGCGAACGCGACCAAAGTCAGTAACAAACGTCCTGTGCGGAATCCCAGCCATGCCAGCAGCACGAAAGCCACCCCGGCCCACTGGTAGTCCACGAACGCCGGCAGCACCACCGCGGCGAACGCCAGGACGATCCAGTTACGCTGGCAGGCCGCGTAGACCGCCGCAGCACACACGCCGAAGGTGAGCAGGATGTTCAGCGGCAACCAGTAGCCGAACGCCAGCGCGTGGACCGGCTGTGCGATGGCGCCCCACAGGGCGAGCCTCCGCACGGACTTGCCTACATCAGCACCGGGCTGCGCGAGGTTGTAGGCCATCACCAGTGCGAAAAGCGGGAAGGCCACCCGCCCCGCTTCGCTGAGTCCAGGCACGTACCCGCCGTATATCACCTTGGCGACGTGATCCCCAGTCATAAGGATGACGGCCAGCCACTTCAACAGTTCGCGCGCGCTACTGGTCACAGCTTGTTCGGCCCCGGCGCCGTGGTCATGTAGGAATCAGATCGATAGGACGGCGACTCTGGAAACGTGCCCATCGAACGTTCAACGTGCTGAGCAACACCTCCGGCACTCGTGGTTGCTACGCCCGGCCGAGATCGTTCAAGGTCCTCAATCCGCTGGGTACTGCGTTCCTCTGAGCGCTCGCGGTACGGGTTATAGACCGGCCCGTTTCGAGCCAGCGTGCGGCATTCTGGCTGGCTCAACTCATATGCGGTGCCCTGCTCCGTCAGACACCTGCAGCTGGCCTCCTGTCGAACGCCCTGCGCATCCAGCCCTTCCAGCGACGACATACACACCAACTGCGGATCCGAACGTGCCTGCCGCTCATCAAAGACCGGCGCTGTCCAGGGCATGGTGCTGATGCGCGGCAGGTGATCCTTGGCATATGCAGCGGCAGTCGGCCAACGCGGCGCATCTTCCTTGGCTCCCGCTGGTCGGAAGGGCGAAGGGGCCGCATCGGCTGACGCCGATTGCGTCCCCTCTTTCCCCTCGCCACCGGCGAAGCTTGAGGGACGAAGCGACGTGTATGCCAGATAGGCGAAAACGATGGCAGCAATCGCCAGCACCGGCAACAGCATCACCTTGAAGGGAATGCGGGCCTTGATCGTGTGTACCTCAGCGGACTTGTATTGACCGAAGACCTGCGAGGGCAGCAACCGGGTCGTGCGCTGCGCCATGTCGCGCTTCGCCAGCGACTTGATTTCTTCGTTCAACTCACCCCAGCGATAGACATCGAGCATCTTTGTGCCGAAGCGGCGAACCACATGCGCATGCGATCCGATCAGACCGCGCACGAATGGATACAGCTGGTTCGGCTGCTGAGTCGTCCATACGAAGTCCAGGCCGCGATGTCGATGCTCAGCCAGTTCGAGCACGTGACGCGGCGTCTGTTGGCGAGTGGCGTCATGCAGGTGGCCGAACCACTTCCACGCTTCATCCACGAAGATGAGCGAGCCATCAGGAACAATGTAATTCCCGTCCGCATCCTTGTTGTTCCAGTGGCGCGGATCGTCCAGAACAGTCGCAAGGCCCGGGTCAAGGCCATCGATGCCCGCCGCAAAAATTGGACGACTTGCGGCCTTCGCCTCAGCGACAAGCCGTTCCATCATCAGCGCCGTTTTGCCATTGCCCGGCTGACCGGTGAAGAGTTCGATAGGCATGTCAGGCCCGCTTCGTCAGGAACGTTTTTGCAGCCCCCACGGCGAACTTCGCGGTCACCGCCGAGGCAATCATGGTGCAGGCCACGTCGAACTTCATGAGTCCCGCGTAAGCAATGACCAGCGCGCCGAACTCGCCGCCGGGCGTACCTGCGCGCATCGCCTGTTCCATCTGATCAATCCATGGCTGCACCAAGAATTCGTTGGTTGCCCAGGACAAGCCCAGCCACACCATGGCTTCAGCGACCCATGGGCCCCACTTGGAACGGAACAGCGCTGCAAGCGCGGTCAGCAATGTGCTGATGAGCATTGGCATGATCAAGCGTCCCTAGATGCGATGATGCGAAGCGAGGCCAGCGCGGCGAGCCCCATCACGAAGTAGCCCCCGAGAATCAGCCAGTTGCAGAGCGGTGCTGTGTTGATCTGGATGACATTTCCGAACACTTCGAAGCTGGGCGGCTGCGGGCACGTACGCCCCCAGCCGTATCCGCCCGTATCAGGCTTGACCGGCGTGCCGCTGCGCGGCGCCCATACGTCGGAGCTAGGCCGATCCGGCGCCGTTGTGACTGCCCCACCAGTGCCGGTGAGTGCGTCACGAATCGCCTTGGTGTCTCCGTTATCACCACCACCATTGCCGTTACCCTGCGCCATCTTTTCCAACGCGCAGGCTGACCGCCACTGCATCAACAGCGCGGAATACTCCATCGCGTCGCACTTCTCGCCCGTACAGATCGGCATGGACGCACAAGTACCCCCGGCGATGTTGCGGTTCTTGCGCGTGTTGCAATCGATGCGCCATTGAATGCGCGCCTGACCGCACATGATCGGCGAGCCACTGCACGATGGTGGCGCGCTACAGTCGTCGCCCCCACTGAATGAATCCTCATTCACTGGATCGGGATTGCCGTCGTTGTCGGCGTCCTTCTTGCAGGTCCCGTCCTGGCCGCGCACCTCACCCTTTGCACACTGGCCGTCGCCGGGAAGGCACTTACCATCAGGTGAACGGACCTGACCCGCAGGGCACTCGTTATCCTTCTTCTTGCACGTTCCATCGGCTTGCTGCGCCATGCCCTCGGGGCACGGCTCGGGAGCGCATTGACCCAACGAATTTGGACGGCCACCGCCCTGGCATTTCCCCTCAGGCGGCTCACAAACCTTCAGCAACGAGTTCCAGTAGTAGCCGTCGCCGTAGGTTTCGCATGTCTTCTTCTCATCATCTGGGCAAGTGTTACCAAGTGGCGTCCACGTCTTGGAGGCATCTGCGTTGGTTTGCCAGATGCCGTCACAGCCATTGCGGCAACCGAGGCTGCCATTCTTCGCTGAACCACCGCTGCCCCATGGACCAGTGCCGGTATATGAAGGCTGTGCATCACATGACTGCGTGTAAAACCACTGCCCCTGCTCAGCTGGCGGCGCAGGCTCAACGTAGGTCACAACGTTACCGTTCAAGAGGCATTCCGCCTTGACAGTGAAGTACCCCCTGCCAGCGCCTTCCGACTTCTTACTCGACACGTTTCCGCCCGCGCGGCCATTCGGCCCGGCCACCGCTACACACTTCGACTGCGCCCCGCCCCATGCTAACGCGCCCTGTTTAGCTGCACCTTCGGTGCATTGGTCGGTGTAGGAAGCACACGCGGCGGCATGCGCACGCCCTGAGAAGCACCAGCCGACAAGCGCAGCAACGAGGAGTACCGCTACTCGCCGAATGAACGCGGAAGCAAACACGCGTGCCACCCAGCGCATCAGTTGAAGTCCACGAAGATGATCGCGCAAGCCACGAGCCATGCGCACAGCCAAATCCACCCTTCCATCCCAAGCCCCCTGCCCTATCCAGGGCGTTAGAAGACCGGGGGGAGGGAGTCGGCCCTGCCCCCCGGTTGCCGTTACATCGCGCGGCGCACCCACTTGTAGACCTTGATGCCTACCAGCACCAACAGCACAGCAGCCCCGATCTGACCGACCGGGCCGAGCGCGCCGTTGATGGACGTGACCACCGGGCCCACGTCCACGCCACCACCACCCGACGCGAAGGCCGGAGCCGAAGCCAGCGCGGCGGTGCCGACAGCCGCCAGCGCGGCACCCTTGCCCTTCAGGGCGTTGAACATCTTGTGCATGTGTCCTCCTAGGACTGTTCGATTTTCTTGCGAATGAGCCGGAACACGTACGCGACAGCCCACAGCAGCGCGATCTTTGCGCCGATGGCCTGTGCATCCTCAATCGGCAGTTCCGGCAGCAGTGCCGGCTGAGGAATCCAGATCACAGCCGTGCAGGTCCCCGCGGCCGTGTCGAGGTCGGCTTCGCGGCAAGCGGGGATCAGCACGGCCATGGCTTACGGCTTCGCCGGTGCGGCTGCGGCCTTCGCCTGCAGCGGAACGAGGTCCACGTAACGCTTCAACACCAGATCGCCGTACTGGCTCAGTGCGAAGGACTGCGGGTCAATGTCGTACTCACCCGGCGTATACGGCGGGCGCGAGCCGAGGCCGACACGGAACGGCAGTTCGAATCCGTTGCCCAGGTCGAGGCCAACGGTCTGCGAACGATTGATGGTGTTGGTCTTGCTGTTGTGCCGCTCTTCGACGGCAGCGGACTTCACGCGGCAGATGGGCATAGTTCTTCCCTCACGAAACGATGGAGTGCGTCACCCTTGGCAATACCGCGAAAACGTCCGGGGTGACCGTCACGGACGATGCGGGCCTCGCAGAAGTCGGACCATGAATCTCCGAACGCTCCGCGCAGAACACTGAGGGCCGGGCCGACCTGACGCTCCATCCAGAGCACCATTGCCTCGGCAGATACTTCGACATGCTTGCGGATCGTGCGCAGTCGAGTGCACACGCCCTTGATGAGGTCCTGCAACGCGCTGTAAGAACCCCGCAGGTACGCGCCCGGGTTCAACAGCACATCCAGCGGGATTTCCATGTGCTTGCCGTACAGGCGAACTTCCGCGCGCACCCAGCGCGAAGACGGCAGGCCCTCGGCCTTCCCCTTCTCGTATACGCACAGTTCCTTGTGGCCTTTTCCGCCGACATAAAGCGTGCAGCCGGTGTTGTGGCCTTCATCGGAAATGAAGCGGTGGCGCGGCGGGCATCCGCCTTCAGTGAAACCACCTTGAGCTGCTACCTCGCGGAGCGCATGCACGTCCAGGCGTTCGCCCTCGTAGTCATCGTGCGCGCAGTCAACGCGGGTGATCTTGGCATCAAGCATGGAGCACTGCTTGTAGACGCGCGCCCAGTCACGAATCCATTTGCAACCCATACCGGTGAGGCTCAGGCATACGGTGCTCTTCTTGCCGCCGATGCCGACACGACCAACCACCTCGTTTTCCCGGTCGATCAGCACCGCCGACTGCTCGTAGAAGTTCCAGTTCTTCTCACGAATCGCACCGGCAACAACTTCGCCACGGAAACCGAAGATGCGGAACAGCAAGAGGTCGAGCTTCTTGCAGTTCACTTCCTCAAGGGCGGAGAGCGGGACCACAATGGTCAGGTAGTCGATGATTGCGTCTTGCTGACCCTTTTGGCCCGTGTTACTCCCCGGGCCAATCTCCGCCGCCGCCCGCTGCCCCTTTTCACCGGGCGAAAGCGGGGAAAAGCCCCCTGCCCCGCCCTCGACAGCCATCCTGAAGCGAGCGCGATCAACGGCCAT